GCAAATGAATATCTTAAGTCTATTGATGCAGACACATTTAAGTGGTTGCAACAAGGCACAGATTTAATAGGCGACAAGGTATTTTTACCTCAGCTCAAAGCACATGCTAATAATCAAGTACGTCAAGGACACTTTGATGAACCTACTAAATTTGCACAAGGCTTTGTTACAAAATATATTAATTATATGGAAAAAGAAATTGCTAAAGTCAGTACACAAAAAAGCATAGATGCTAAAACAGATAAGATGGTACAAGGCGTTAAGTTTATTAAAGAGCATGTTCCAAGCATTGTAGCAGTATATGACTTGTACTTAAAACTCATTGAAGCAAAACTTAAGATTGTTAAGAAACTAGAACAAATTAAACAAATCGGAACGTTTGTACAGACAGACTCAGGTTTCGACGTTACGGCAGAAGAAGGATTTGTTGCTGTAGACAGAATTGGTAACGCTCTTAAACTAATAGATAGACTAGAGTTTAGCAGAATAAACTTTGGTTCAGGCAAGCCGAGCTCATAATATGGCACAATACGACTTCCAAATGATAAACCAGGATTTATCAGAGAGTAAATTATTAAGAACAACAAGTAACTTTGGTATGCTTAAAGGTAGGTCTATTGCAGACTTACTGTATTTGCAAACACTACAACTTATTATGTTTAACAGAGACTCTAAGCAACGAGATTACTCTGTTGGTTATGCAAGGAAGACAACACAGTTTGGTCCTTATGCACTTTTTAGAACAACATCAACTGACATATATGTATTAGCATTTGCTTTAGATAATCCAGAGTACAAAAGTTTAAATATATCAACTAGAGAACAGAACATACTAAAATCAGTACAATTTCAGAACAGAAGACATTTTAATTTTGTGAAAAGAATGGCTGTGCGTCCACCTAATAGAAGTGAGACAACTGCATTCCTTGTGAGATTAGAAACACAATTAAAAATAACAAATTCTCTTTTTAAACAGTTAAGACGTTTGATTATAGATTGGGAAGATTTAAAATATGCCCAAAAGCAGTTTGTGGTATCTAAGTTAATGCAACAACAAACAATGCTAAGAGGCAAAGCAAGTGACTCATACGAGCATTTACATGCTATGAAAAGAGAAAGAAAGTATACTGACACTGGTAAAAAGTCTGGTTATAAGGACAGTCCAGTAATACCAACACTTACTAAGGCTAAAATACAAGGCACAACCGGGTCAGGTATAGGAAAGATTGCAGGCTACTGGGCCAGCGGTCGAAAAAAGGTATAAATATAGATATGAGAATTTACGAAATTATACAAAACATAGCAGAAACCCAAACAACGGCTGAAATGATTGACAGTGAGATTGATGATGAGATAGGTCCTCCAGGAAACAGACGTCCTGGCTATGAAAATGTAGACAAAGCGGCTGTAAAGTCTATAGCAATCGGCAAATTTACCACAGGTGGTCCAAGTATTACTCCGGGTATAGCAGTTAAAATGGCAATGATACAAGTACATCCGGAAATAGAAGATAAAATAATGAGACGTAATTCTAAGGCAAAAACTAGTAGCCCAGATAAACAGCAAAGAAAAGGATTAGACATTGGTCCCAGTAAAAGTGTAAGTAAAGGCTGGACTGATAGGACTCACGGTCATTTAAGAAAGGATAGAAAGGCTATCGAACCAGGCGGCAGTAGCTCTTACAGCCGTGCCAAAACAGGTAATCAGAATTACAAATCCGGAAAGGAAAAGGCTAGAAAATCTGCAGAATTTGTTAAGAATATTATCGGCTCTAACCCTAAATAACACAATAATTAAAACTATTTTTAAGCCAATTGGCATAAATAAGTGTAACATATACATTTTAGGAGAATAAAAATGGCACAAACTCAAAACGCAGGGGCGGCAGTTGCCGCTGGTCACTATAGTGGTCTACCTTTAGCAGGTATCCAAATCGATTTCGGTGCAGACGTTTCAGCTAAATTGGCTGTAGGCGGATGTGTTGATACAGTATTAAAAGCATTTGGTATTGAAGGTTTAACACCAGTAGCAGTTGGCACAGTCGACGCAACAGGTGGCGCTGGACAAGGACTTAGAATCCTTTTTGAAGGCGAACACGGTACTGACACTTATGATGGAACTAACTCAGAAACATTAGCGGCTCACTTAGAAGACGTTATTATTTCATTGGGCACAGTTGATGGTGTTAACTTAGCATTAGCAACAATTACTGCTTTCGATCTATAAGAAATTGTAATAAAAACAATGAAAAAGCACCATTTACTTGGTGCTTTTTTTTGGCTGATTTAGATAAATAAAAGTAACAAGCGTATGTTGAGAGACATACAACCAAGTTTAGGAGATTAACATGGCACAAACAAGAGTAAACGGTGGAGTAGTAGAAGGACAACTATTAGTAGGTTCTTTAAGCCACTTTATCATCGACGAAGTAGACGGAGTAGATGACATTAGTTCATTTGGTTTCACAGCAGGTGCGGCAAACAAAGGTGAAGCATTAGTTTCAGCTTTAGCAACAATCTGTACACCAGTAATTATTACTTCTGTATCAGCAACAGTAATGCACGTTGCAGTAGAAGGTCAACCTTCAGCGGCAAACGTATTAGCGGCAATCCAACCAGCATTAACTGGTAACGGTGCAAACGCTACTGCTACAGCAGGCGAATACAGAGTAGCATAAGTTTAACTACTTTAGCAACTTTTAAAAAGCACACTACGGTGTGCTTTTTTTTGGCTTTCGTTCCGGAGCCATATTTTTGTGTATAATGATAAATACTACAAATAACACGGAGACACACATGAGTATGACAAGAACAGGAGCAATGGGATCAGTTGAAGTACTAACTGGTAACATAGAATTTTTTACATTGTTTACATCTTTGGATATATCCGTAACTGGTGATTTTGCAGATGCTACACAAAAAGATTTTGAGAGTGTTGTTCAGGTAATTGGTTTGAGAGCTATGCCAACAGTGATGAATAATCCTGTATTTTTAAATGGTATAGGGCAGAACTTACTAGAGAATTACGGAGCACCAAGTTTAACAGGTGCAGGTTATATCTTTAAGTTCGCTACAGAACAGCCCGGAGCACATACGGTACAGACATTAATAGACGAGTTAGACCTTGTCGTTTTAAACGATGGGACCATTAATACTAAAACAAGTGTTAATATGGAATTTACTAAACAGGATTTATTGTAAAATGGAAGAACGTAATCAACCGAAGCCAGTCGAACAACAAGTGTATGCACAAAAGGATAACCTAGAAGCACACATTATTGCAGATATGCTAAGAATAGAAAGTATCACTACTGAACTGAGAGAGTTCAAAGAAGATACAAAACAAAGACTGAATAAATTAGAGAACTGGCTAGTAGCAATTGTTGGAACAAGTTTCACAACACTTATTGCTGTGGTAATCGGTTTGATGGTTAATGTGTTTGGAAAATAATGAGACTAGAAGATATAACAGAAGATACAATTACTGAAGCCAGAATGGTTTGGCGTAGAAGCGGCAAGAAGATCAAACGTGCTGTTAGATGTACTAGCGGTAGGCGTAAAGGCAGAGTGGTTAGTAGCCCAGCACAATGTTCTGCACCTGTCAATATGAAAAAACGTATGACGTTGAAAAAGACAAAAGCAAGAATGGGTGCAAGAATGTCGAGAAAATCACAAAGAACAAAAAGACTTAATCCTACAAGTAGAAGATTAAGAACATTAAACAGGCGATAATACATGAAATTTACTGATGTGAGAACTTTAGAAAGTATACTAGTAGAATATGGTATGAATTCCGGAGCAAGTACACCCACTAGTCAACAAAAGACTGGGGCAACAGCAAAAGCAAATGCTAAACCCACAACTGCTAAAGCACCTGCTAAAGTAGACAAAGGTAGTCCAACAGTAACACCCGGATTGGATGTTAAAGATGCAGAGCCTGAAAAAGTAGAACCTACATACACAAAGTCTAAAGCAAAAGATATAGAAGTTGATGCAGAATATCACAACGACAAAGGCGAAGTAGCAGGTAAAGTAGTTAGTAAGGTAGGGAACAAACCAAATCCAGATAAAGTTGTAATACAAGATCCTAAAGGTGAGTATCAACTAGTCGACCCAGATGAAGAAGTACAAGTTTTAAATGCTAGTAAACTTTCCAAGTTGAGTAAGTCCACAGCATCTTCCTTCAATATTAAAAAGCACAGCAAAAAAAGACTTGCTAAATTAAAGACCAACATGAAAAAACTTGTGCGTAAGTTTAAATTGCGTGAACAAGGACCTGAACCAATATTTGAAATAAACTTTAATAGAAAAAATGTTGCACAGCAGGCACTTAACAGTCCTATTAAATGTGGATTTGAAGCAGAGACTGTATTTACAGAAGTAGCAGACAGAGGAAGTGATGACGGAGACTGGTTATACGAATACAATTGGTACGACATCGAAGACTTTATTAGAGATCAAGAAGGCAGTGGGTCTGTTGATACCATAAATGAAGCATACAGAGAATGGATTTATGAAAAGGCATATGATTTAGAAGGCGACATCATGCAGGACCTAGTCGTTGAAAGAAAAGAAGATGAAGATGAGTTAAATGATTTCGTTGAATCAATGCTAGATGAAGATGATATAGAAGCGTACAAAGAAGAAGAATTAGAAGGTATGGACGATGAGCAAAAAGAAGAGTTCGAAGATTGGGACTTTATTGCATGGGGCAGACAGTATACCGAAGAACAACGAGAAGATGAATACATTGAGTGGCTCGAAGAGAAAATCAGAGACAATGGTGAAGCATTAGAGTTAGCAGTTGAGTCAGCCGAAGAAGACAACGATATGGATCAATGGGCGGCTAACGAATATGGTAGTTGGAGTAGTTGTTTAGGCGAACATGGTATCTACTTATACGATGAAGGCGGCTCAGGCGAAGGAGTCAACGAAGTAGGCGCTATGTTAAGAGATTGGGCCATCGATAACAGTAAAGTTAGTGATGATGTGGAAACAGGTGAGTATCACTCGAGTTATGGTACTAACAACGACTTTTGGCGTGTAGAGACTGACAGCAGTATTGAAGCAGAATCCGGCACAGGCGCAGAAGTTATTTCTCCTGTTTACGATACACCTAAACAAATGATGGAAGAAATGAAAAGCCTGTTCGATTGGTTTGCAAAGGAAAATGTAGAAACAAACAGCAGTTGCGGATTACATATTACAATGAGTTTAGACAGTGAAAATAAAGAAGAAATCAATCCAGTTAAACTTGCTGTCCTGTTAGGCGACAAATACTTGTTAAGCACATTTGGTAGAGCAAACAACAGTTATGCAAAGTCACAGGTTGCTAGTTTGAAGAAGTCCGCACAAGAGTTAAAATCAAGTCCAGAAAACACTAAGACTATAAAAAACATAGAAAATATTCTTAAGAAAGGTATTAATCCAGGCAAGTTTAGTTCTATAAACTTTAAAGACCAAACTGATACCCAGACAGGTAATCAACTTATAGAATTTAGAATCGGCGGTGGCGATGACTATCATTTAAACTTTGATACAGCCGCAAAAGCAGTTATACGTTATGCTGAAACAATGAGTGCGGCATATAGTGATAATCTGTACAGTAAAGATTATGCAAAAGCATTATTCAAATTAATAAACAGTTTAGATGAAATTGATGCAAAAGATATAGAACGTGTTAAAGGTAGATTCGAAATAGAACTACCTATTGTAGATGTTATTAAAGACTACTTCGATAAAGCCATTTATATTGATTCAATGGATTCGGTTGCTGTAGCAGTAAACAGTCTAACGAAATATAGAGAATTATCTCAGCCAAATGCAGATGAGCAGTGGAAACAAGCACTTGTAGATTATGAAGAGCGAACTGGTAAGAAAGTAGAAGTAGAAGAAGTAGAAGAAATGGAACCTTTGCAGGCACAGGAACCTATTACAAGGCCTTACAAACAAGCACCAAGTAAACAAGCACCATTGTATTTGAAAAAAGCACAGGAAAACTTTGCACTAGCAATTGGACAGGCAGGATTTGACCTTAGTTCAAACAAAAGTAGAACAAAACCTAATGCGAAATCTATTGGTGAATTTAGAAAATCTTTAGCAGACTTTGAACTTACATATGATAAGTTGGGTCAGCTGATACTAAAACTACAAGATAAAATTCAAGTTGCCCAAGCGGCGAATGATACACCACAGAAAAAATTAACTACAATACAAAACGGTGTCGACAAATTATTTAAGAAATCTATTATTACACTTCCTGCGTTTTTAAGTGGACCAGAAAGTGACAAAATTGTTAAAGGAATGTGGTCAGCAACACAAAGTGGTGAATTACAAGATGGCGAGAAAAATAAACAATTCTTTAACGCAATAGCAAGTGCTACTAATGTTGATGTAGACACAATTGTTAGTGCATGGGATTCTGTTAATAAAAACGAGTTCAAACGATTTAATCAGGACTTGGTAAAAGGTTCGTATAACAGTCCTGGCATTAATGCCGACACTTCCTGGTTTCCAGTAGGCGGCCCAGTTAACAAAGCAGGACTAAAGAAATTACTTACTCACTTGGCAGATTATGAAGAGTGGAATCACCCTGTTAAGAAAGGTCATAACCCAACTACAAGTGGAGATGATTCATACACAGATAATGCAATAAGTAAAATGCAAATTAAATTGAGAAAAAGATTTCTAGAAATACAACGTATGAAAGATATACAGCCAGCACAACATTACGATATGCTAAAAGTAATAAGTAAATCTTTAACAGAATTAGTACCGGCAGTAAAAGCCACAGAGAAAATGATGGCAGAAATAGATCCTTCATTGAGAGGTGTTGAACCGCACGGTACGTCACAGGACGGATTGGATTACTTTGGTATGAGATCGTCCCAAGCAGAAACAATGACAACAATTGCTAGACAATTAACAAACCCAGATGCCGCAGATCCTTTTTCTGAAACTCCTGTAATTCAATTACAGCAACATCTACAAGCCTATTTAAACGATGTGTTTGAGAGAAATCATCTTGCTAAAGCAAAGTACGGTGCTGATGTATTTACTAAAGGTAAAATACCTGAACTAATTAAGACCAGAACAGATGCTATATCTAAATTTATAAACACAATAGACAAGCTCGGACAAGAGCTAGGATTTGATAGTACTGGTATCGATGTTGACCAAAAGAAACAACTTCCTAAAAAGCAAAAACAGTTTATGAAAAAACACGGTGACCCGTCGATTGCTAAAATAAACGCATTTAGTTTTGGTGGCGATGTAATGGTCAAAAAAGAATTTGCTAAAGAAATAAAAACAATAGGCGATAATGAACTAAAGTCTAGAGTACAGCAACCTAGTTCAATACATTCAACTAGTTACAGAGATATATTAATTATTCCATGGGCACACAGTAGTGCAATAAGAAATTCTATTGAAATATTAAATAACCCAGAAAAATACAAAGACAACTGGAGATGGCGAGTTGCTGAAGAAATGAAACGTAGATGGTATAACAAGTACGATATTACTTATGACGAAATGTTTGATCAATATGTATCTTATAACGACTCTGGTATTAAACGAATGCTTCAAAAAAGAGGCATAGAGTTTACTGATGAATTAGGTGACGGTAGAGAACCTAACTTTGCTCCACTAGTTACACAAGAAGTAACAAAAGGGCCAGACGGTGAACCGTTTGATCCAAGATCAGCACAGGTTTGGAAAATGAATAATGAAAGTGTATTTAAGAAATTTGATAATTTGCCATTAGAAGAGCAAATTAATATTATTAATAAAGTTAGTAAAGACAAAATTGATAAAATTTACGAAGCATCAAAGGATATTCCTAGTGGACAACACCTATGGAACGTGGCATATAAAGATGGTAGTAATAAAGAAGTAATGGCGTCAAGTCCATATGGTGTTTATCTACAATTAGCACCTGGAGTGCGTTATCCAGAGAAGCAAAAGAAAGCATTGGGAATCAAAAGTATAAAAAAAGTGAGACAGCCTAATCGAAAGCCTAAAGGCTCGTTTGGATTTAACAATAAAGGTTTCACTAAAGATCAAAGAGATCTTAAAAAAGCTAAAGATATAGAGTTTAACAAAGACCCTGATTCATATGTACATGATCGAAATAGAGTTGGCGTTGAAGAAAGTGTTCCAGACTTTAAACAAGTAGATACTATTAATAGATTAATGGCAGATCATTTTCCAGTAGGAGACCTTAAAAAACAAATGTTAGCCTACCAAGCGATTCCTGTACCTGCAATGTTAGATCATTTTAGACAACTAAGAGCAGAAGCAGGCGATGATGCATGTGCTAGGAACATATTGCAAATGTTTGTAGGTGTATTACCTGATGAAACAAAAGCAAAAATTAAAATGACAGAATGGAGCAAACAGCACGTTACTAAACTAATTAACGAGTATACTGACTTAGGTGTTGAAAAAGATGCTATTATTAAAACTATTAGCGGACTAGATGCCAGCAATGAGCAACATGCTAATATACTAGATAGAATTTACAAATTACTTAACAGTGACCATATTGGTAAAACATTAGACAAAGCATTTAGTTTTCCATTAATGGACGAGCCACTATCAGATAAGCAAAAATTAAAAGTTATACAAGATGTAACAAGGATAATCGGCGGACTAGACAGTGACTATGGCACAATTAGCGGCTTCATAACACGTTTAGAGAAACAAGGCACTGTAGTAAACATTAAAGAGTTAAACAAACCTATTAACAGTTTCCAAGCAGTGTTCGGAGATGATATATCTATATCAGCCTTTAGGGCATTAACATCATATGGTGTTGGTGTTAACCAAAAAGGTCCAGGCGAATATGCCTTGGCATGTTTAAGTAATCAGATTAGCCTTGCAGTAGGTGAAGGTGACTTGGAGATCAAAGGCATAGGCAAAGTAGAACTTAAAGCGGCTACTAGTAGCACAGGCGGAAGAATTGGTTACGGAGGCGGAAGTCAAAAGGCTAAGAGAGCAGTTATCGACAAGTACGCAGAATACATTCCAACTATTATGTCATCCATTGGCGGACAAGGTGGAAGTTTAGGTTGGACTAAATTTATAAACGGTTTGAACGTAGACTTACCAGCAACTGATGTAAATAATCAGAAAGTAAGAAAAGCAATAGCACAGGAACTATTCACAATGGATATGGAAGGCTATGCTGGCCCACTATGTGATGCTATAGCAACGCAGACAGATATAATCCAACTTGAAAATGTTTACTTAACACAAAACTTCTTATGGTATAAGGACAGAGATGATTTCGACGGACTATTGCTAATAAGTATACCTAATATGAAAACTGCAATGATTAAGAATGAAAAAGATTTGATTGCATTTAGACGTAGCGGACATTCAATGTCAACGTCAATTAGTATTATACCAACACAAGCAGGCGCTGGTAGAGAGCAATGGGCACAGTTAAGTCTTAACAAAGGTGTACTATAGTGAGGACAACAGACTTTACAAGTTGCCCTAGAACAAAAGCAAAGACTTGCGAGTGCAGTAGTTTAAATGCTATACAAGAAGCACAAGAAGTAATCAAAGCAGTAGTGCAACTAGAACACACTGAAGGAGACATCAGTGGTGCAATAGTTATGAAGCAAGAACCTGACAGCCCTACTATTATACGAGGTATAATAAAAGGACTTACACCAGGCAAGCACGGATTCCATGTACATGAATTTGGAGACCTTAGTAAAGGTTGTGAAAGTGCTGGCGGTCATTACAATCCAGAAGGTGTTGACCACGGTGGTTTATCAGACGGACATGTAGGCGATTTAGGAAACATAGTTGCTAATGACGAAGGCATAGCAAGATTTAAAATTGTTGCTAGACGTATTGACCTAAGTGGCGATAGAAGTATTGTTGGTAGAGCAATAGTTATACATGCTGATGAAGATGATGTAGGCACAGGCGGAGACGAAGAAAGCCTTAAGACAGGTAACGCAGGTGATAGATTAGCATGTGGAGTTATACGTTTAAGGAAAAGTATAGAAGAAAATTATACTAGACCAGTATACGAGAAAACTTTTGATAGAAGTCAATTACCACAAATTAAGAGAAAACATTTAGTAGGCTCAGAGTTCAAGTACAAAGAAGGAACAATGAGCATAGACAAAATTAAACCTGTACAGACTCAGCGTGTAGACGGATTAGCAAAGAAGTCTCAGGATGTATTTTTAAATAACGAAGACAAACCGTTTATAGTAGATAAGAACGGATACCTTATTAACGGACATCATAGATTTGATGCCGCTAATGTGTTAGGCATTAAGAAAGTAAAAACTATTATGGTAGATGCAGACATTGAAGACGTAATGAAAGCATTTGATCACACTACAAGTGACAGGGCAGTAATGGCAGAGAATTACTTTAAAGATTTACTTAAATCAAAACTCCTCAAAAAATAATAATATAAATACTGCTATGCTTATAGCGGACATCTACAATCCATTTAAACAATTTATGCAAGACTGTGGTCTTGATGTATCTCATGTACCAGCAACTTCACGTGAATCTATATTTGCAATGAACGAATGTTTTAATTGGACACACCCTAATCATAAAGATCAACCTGTTTACTTAATGGAACCTGTATTGTATGTGATTAGTCTAGACGGATTTGATTCCAATGTAATTTTTAACACATGGCAACAATACAACACTGAGCATTTACTAATACCTAAGTTCATTACAAACAATCCACATGCAATAGTTCTGTTTGAAAACGGTGCAGAAGGTCATTGTGATAAGGACATATTCGAGTTTATCCACCAGGTTACACAGTCGTACAAGCTCACTACAGTGTTTTACGGTAATAGTTGCGTCAATATAGCAGATATATTTAAAACGTTTAATTACGACACATTTGATGTGCTGTACACTAGGAATTATAAAGAAGATACTATGCTTGAGTTAGAAATCACTGATGAATTTGATTTCAGCACACCTAAAACACATTTATTTAATTGCTTAAACAATGCACCAAAGCCACACAGAGCATTATTATTAGGAGCATTTATAAAGCACAGTTTACAAGATAATATACTAAGCAGTCCAGATGTGCCTTTTGAGAAAATTACAGCAAACACAATGGAATACTTTAGTAAGAATCTTACTAGCATCGCTGATATACAAAAAGGCGTTAATTATTTAGAAGCATTGTCGCAAAATTACCCTATTAAGTTTGATGACAGAGATGACGACATTGTTCATATGAGAACTATGAGTAATAGTAGTACGTTTTATGCTAATATGTTTGACTGCGACATACAATTAATAACAGAATCCACTGTAGGTAATTGTTTGTACTTTACTGAAAAAGTTTTTAAGCCTATAATACAAAAGCAACCGTTTATATTGCTCGGCCCAAACCGTATGAATCAACATTTACAACAAATGGGATATAAAACATACGACCATTTATTTGACAATATGCAATTATATGACACTGAAACAAATATTATACACAAAATTGATATGTTGGTGGATAATTTAGAAATATTACAAATGAAAAAGGACAACCCTGCTATGTGGCAAGACGTAGTTGAGCAAAGTATTGAATGTGCTGAACATAATTATAACATATTTCAAGACAATTGTGCATTTATTTTAGAAAATATCAGAAAGGATACAAGTGACTGGCTAAAAGTGTATACAGATTTCTCCAAAATATTCTAAAGAAAGATAAATAACAGTATGAAGATTTCGGATATTATAATTAATGAAACAGCATCAGTTGGAGGCATGAGCGCCGGCGCAGTTGCAACAGTAATAAAGCCAATTGCCAATGACGCACAGCGTATAGCCCAACGTCCAAAGAAGCCCAAGAAAACTAAGTGGGCTCATAAGAAGCCAGGCCCTAAGACTAAAAAAGAATCTACACTAATTAAGAGATAGTATGAGAATTTTAGCATCTAAGAATGGACCCACCGTAGTAAGTTCGAAAGAATTTCACTTCTTTGACAAATTATCACATGAAAAAGGTATATACGAGTATGAGCTTAATGAAAATGAGTTATATACAGCCCAACAATTAAGACAACGTGGATTAGTGTTAAGAGTAAATGATAATGGCAAAGCAAAATACAAAGCAGTCGCACAAAAAAACGACTAACATAGACAAAAAACAAGTTGCTAAGAAGTTGGAAACAGCAACTAAAAATGTCTTGGCTAAAGGTTTGTACTTCTCTGTGAAAACAAAAGAAGGATTGTTTGACATTATTAATGCTACTAACAAAAAAATAGTATGTAAAGATGTTTATTTGCCGGAAACAGCAAGAACAATAGTAACAACACTGAAGTCTACTCCCACAAGGAAACTTAATCCCACAATACACCTAATTAACTCTGCTATTTACAAGTATCAAGATGAGGTAGCAAAGCATTACAACGACTTAGTGTTTTATAGACACACTATGCGTACTACTAAAGATAGCGAAAAATTCTATGTTGTAGAGAGTAGAGCAGACATGTCCATGATGCATTTACGTCATTGTAAAGAACATTTACATTCTCACATACATAGTTCTTACTAACGGCTTATTTTTTTATACTGTTTTTATAAGTTTTTGATAAATACAAATAACAAATTAACTTTTATCGGGAAAGAACATGAAAATAACAAATTTTAACCAAACGCCTCAGAAAAGGATTAGAGAAATTAATTCATATCTGAAAGAGGCTCATGGTGTGCAAGTAAAAGGTTTGCACAGCAAAGGCAAACTTGAAAGCATTAAAGAAAAAGCAGAGCAAACGCTCGTTAGATTACGAAACACAAATCGTAAGTTTAACTTAGATCCAGAATACGCAAAGTTTTTAGGCGTTAGAGATGTTATTGACGTGATGATTAACGAAGGCGTATACGCTGAAAGTCCTGCAATGCAAGAAATGAAATCAGGCATTGTATCCGAAGTTAAGGCTTTAATGGACGGCGGTTACACAATGGACGAAGCAAGTAAAGAATGTATGAACAAATTCCGTAAAGACTCCCGATATGCACATGACGATGAATTTGTTTTACCGATCGTACTTAAAGCGGCTAAAGATTACATGGAAGCATGTAGCTCAATGAGTGAAGAAGTTGCTGAAGCATTTCCTGAGACAGATATTAATGAATACTTGTTCCAAGAGATGGCTAAAGAAGTTGGAATGGAAATAGACAACGTTGATGCATTAAAGGCAATTGAAGAAAAAATAAGCATGTTTGCAGAAGTAAGTGGCAAGAGTAGAGACTCGGTTGTTGGCTTCTTAAACGGTTTAGAAGAAGATGCAGTTGCAAACGGTATTCAAATGTTTGGTAAAAAAGTTGCAGAACAAAATAAATTTACAGGCGCTAGAAAAGATGCTATTGCACAAGGTAAAAAGTCTTTTGAAGTAGACGGAACAGAATTTGATATTACTGGCGATACAAAAGACGAAAAGAAACAAGCAAAAGAAAGCATGTTTGACGATATCATTGATGAAATGATTAATGAAGAAGTAGAAGTAGAACAAGCAGAAGTTGTTATGGCACTTAGAGCCTTAGCAGACGATGTACAAGAACATGTTGAAAGAGTTGGCAGAATGATTAATGAAGATCTTCCTGCTATATTAGATCAAATGAAATCAGAGTTTGGTGCAGAACAGGCTGTTCAAATGAAGCAGACAATGGAACAAACTTTGACAGCAGTACTAGACAGTAACAAAGCAGGTAAAGATGGACTTGACGGAGTTATTGCTGGATTAACTGGTTCAGGTGACGGAAGCATGTTAGGTGCTGAGCCTGGAATGGAGCCTGGATTAGGCGGTGAAGAAGAACCTGCATTAGGCGGTGAAGAAGAACCTGCAATGGACAATGTACCTGCCGCGGCTGGCCCAGAAGAAGAGCCACTAGGTAGAGCACCAGTAGAGCTTTAAATGAAAATTAACGAAGTATTACTCTTCGAACTATACTTCGATGACTTACAACTTGCTATAAGCGACAGAATAGCACAGCAAGTTGGGTCCGACGTTAGTGAGATATCGACGGAAGAATTCCGTAAGAGCCTCGCAGATGACGGATTTTTGATGAGCACGGATGAACTCGTCAAAGCACTTAACGACATGGATGTCGTTAGCAGTGCTGATGAAAACAGCATTGTTCCCAAAGGCAAAATACCAAACGACACAGTTGACCCAGACGCAGAACAAGACGATGCGGTTGACGTAGGTGCTATGGCAAACGACCAAGCACTCGGTGACGTAAAAACTGACCTCCCACAATAAACAATAACTAAATACTTGCATGGAAATCCAGAACTTGATGGAAGGCATTGTGAGTCGTGCCACAGTCTATGAAAGGCATGTAGTACATAAAGAGTTTTTCACTGACATCTCAAATACAATAGAATATACACTTAATAGTCTCTGGCATAGAGAACAAGAATTAAGTGAGTTTACTGATGGGTTTAATTTAGCAGTTGGTTGTAGCCATACTTTTGGGATAGGTGTTAACAAGCCTTGGCCCTCATATTTTGAAAACACATATAATGCAGGAGTACCTGGAGCAACTATTCACGATATGATAGATATTGCATTTGCAATATATAAAGAAAAACAATACAGTAAGTTAATGTTGTTTGCACCACATGGAGAAAGGCTTATAGTTTTTAAAGACGGTAAACAAGAAGCACTTATGCCTTACAGTAAAAGTTTTAAAGATTTTAAAAACATTGACATAGATACAAAAATGTACTATAATAGTAGGTCAGTTAATCATTTATTAACATTTTGCGAGATCAACAATATTGAATTGCAACTTGTTAATTATAACAGTATAAGATTTTTAAAAGAACATAAGGATTTAATAGTAGACAAAGCCGCTGATGATGTACATTACGGCGAACAAACACACAACAACTTTGCAGGATTATTTGATGTTAATAGACAAGATACAATATAAAAAATTAGAAAGAGTTACCACTGCCGAAGGTAGGAAATATGTCGGTGATGATAATGTACCAGTACCAAGTGTAACTACAGTATTAGACAAGACCTCAGACAAAACAGCCTTAATAGCCTGGCGCAAACGTGTAGGCGATGCTGAAGCAAATCGTGTCAGTAAAGAAAGTGCTGGTTTAGGTACAAAGGTACATAATGCGTTAGAAAAATATATCCTCAGTGAAGATTACGAAATCAAAGGAAATAACTTTGTAAGTATACTTGCAAGGGATATGACTAATCTAATGATTAATGAGGGCTTTGGCAATGTTGATGAAGTATGGGGCACTGAAGTTGGCTTAATTGCACCTGGTCTTTATGCTGGAACAACTGATTGTGTAGGAATACATGATGGCGAAGAAGCAATTATTGACTTCAAGACTAGCAAGAAAATTAAAAAAGAAGAATGGATCCAGGACTACTACTTACAATGTTGTGCTTATGCGTTAGCACACAATGAGATGTACGGCACTAATATTAGAAAATGTGTTATACTTATGGTTAGTAGAGATGTTGCTTTCAAGCAATATGTAATACAAGGTGACCAGTTCGACGAGTATTGCGACAAGTGGGCTGAACGACTGTCGGAATACTATGCATCACTATGAAGCAAGTAGTCTTAGTACAACATGCTATAGGTGAAATTAGTGTAGACAACTTTGCTGTTGTCGACATGGAACTTCCAGAATTACAAGACGGTGAATACTTAGTAAAGAATATTTACTGCGGCACAGATCCCTACATGCGTATTTCGATGAATCCAGGAGAAGTGTTTCCTAACTATCCAATGGTAACATTGAATGAAGGCATACCAGGTGAGTCTGTAGGCGAAGTTATTGAAAGTAAAAATTTAGACTTTCCAGTCGGTACTCACATGTGGCACAAAAAGGGTTGGCGTACACATGCAATAGGTAACAGTGATACAGAGCATTTTGTTATACCCGCCAATATTGATCTAAAAAAATACTTAACATTTTATAGTTTAGTAGGAAGAACAGCATACTATTCCTTAACTAAAGTATTAGACGTAGGCTATAATAACGTATTGGGTGTTAGCGGTGCAACCGGCGGCGTTGGTAATATGGTAGTGCAGTTTGCTACACTTATGGGAGTCAGAACATACGGATTGACTAGTACACAAGAAAAAGCAGACTTAGTAGACCAACTGGGCGGAAAGGGTATAGTTATACCTCGTAAAACTTCTGTACTAAAAATACAAAAAATTATACAAGAACAATGTGAACCTTTTGATGCTTATCATGAGAATGTTGGCAACAACTATTTCTTTGGTGCATTACAAAATATGTCCTACAGTGGTATAATGTCCTATTGTGGAGTTATGTCGTTGTATCAAGATTTAGCACCAGGCGGCGGCCCTAACTTATTTGCTTTAACAGTAAAAGACGTAACCATTAGAGGTTGCAATATGACAAAGGATCTAGTTTATGGATCCGAAGAATGGAAAGAACAATTTAGTTGGACAGACGAATTCCATCAGTTTATAAACCACAATATCGATAACTTACAGTGCATTAATTCAGTATATGACGGTATTGAATCTATGCCACAACAGTTTGTAGATCATTTTACACCAAAAACTCCATGTTCAGGTAAATCTTTGTGCAGGATCTGAAACTAGATTAGCTCAAAGTGATAAATACATTTATAAGAACATATTGGAGTTTACATAGTGTCACATCAAGACAATGCAAATTTAAAAATTATTATCAGCAGAATCCAGCAAAGGCGTGGATTAAAGCAGGATCTACCGCATCCACTTAGACCTGGAGAGATTGGATTTGCTACTGACAGTAAGCAAGTTTATATCGGTGCTGACACTGACGATGCCATTAGTGCAACGTACAATAAGACTGTAACTTTAGAAGGTACATTAGGTGCTTCTGCTAGAACATTAAGTTTAGCAAACAGTCAAATTATCAAGTTCACAGTTCCGCATATTAGATACACAAAAGGCTCAGGAGAGTTTGATGGTGTAAGTAAATCTAAGTCTTGGAAAGCAAACTCCACACTGATTAGTAGTGCAAATTTAACAGATGCAGATGGTAACACTGTGGTAAGAACAGTGTTTGATAGCACAGTTAGTGGTGCAAACTTTATTAATCAGAACCAAACAAGCAGATCCTTTACAGCAGATGACATCACAGTTTTGCTCAACGGTGTAAGACAAGATGGTGATAGTAGTGGAACAGGTGCTATAGTAAACACAGCATATGAATATAACTTTATAAGTGCTAATACTTCTACAGCAGACCATTCATTGTATTTAGGCTTTGCTCCACAAAATTCAGATGATGTTGCAATTACATATTATGGCAACACTCATGTTAATCATATTATTTCGAATACTGTTATTGCAAGTGGAGCCACTACAACTGGCTTCTATGCAGATCAAAATATTCCTAGTTATAGACAGATTGACGAAGATTTAGTTATAGTTAATCCACAAATAGGCACAGGCTTTATCGGATTAGAAAAGAAACATATTGACGTAGTTACAGAAGGACTTGGTATTGCTAACACTAGCAGTATTGCAAGTGCAAATGTTGTGTTTGTTAAAGACCCTGCAGATCCAAGTTTAAGCGTTGATGCTGGGACTTCAAACGTAATTTACAGTGGCATTGGTAGAGTTACATCTACTGTTGATGTTGCTAATGCTACAGTTACATTTGATACAGGGCAAGAGAATATTACTTTTACAGAACTTGCAAATGCTTCAGCAGGATACAACGGATATGTATGGACAGAAGGTGCAACACATACTGCCTCTGTTCCTTCAACAGTGACTTCATGGTATCATAAAAAACTATTGCCAATTTCAGCAAACAGTGTCGCTAATACGTTTAGTGTAACACTACCTTCCAATGCATGGTCAACAGGCAGAACAGTAACAGCGGCAGTCGATTCAGGCAGTACAGTTACACTTTCTACTCCTGATGTGGCTGGTATTACTATAGGTGATAAGGTTGAGTTTTATGGCAACGCACAGTTAAGTGGCGAGTATCCAGTTACAACAGTTTCACCTGGACTAAACCAGTTCACTATTACTGAAGCTGGATTAACAGGCGGTGTTACTAGTGGACTTGATTTCATTAACAGAGGTCAAACTACAGGTGCAAACACAATTCAAATTTACAGTCAAGACCATGGTTTCCATATAGCAAACATATCAACTGGTCTTATTATGACCAGCAGTTCAGATGCGGCTAAGATTGCTAATGCAAACTTTAGTTTATCAGGTAGTATTACAACAAGTAATACATTTTATATAGATGCAAATACAGAAGTAACTGGTAATGTTACAGGTAACTTTAATCCAAACTTACCAGACTTAATAGCAGATGATGAATTAACTATTAAGCCAGCATACTTACTAGATGTTTCTAGTGAAACAACAGTTAACGGAGTTATATCTTTAATTAACGGCAAGAACCAATGGTTTAACCTTAGTTTAAAACCTGGCACAACTGATGAGATTTATATCACTAGTGATGACCAAACGCAATATAGAATTATTAATGATCCACAGGATACAGTAGACTCATTTGGTGCTTTAGGTTTTACAACAGGCACACATGCAACAAGGTCAAATAATACAATTAAAGCAAAATTAGAACTTTGGATGGATAAAGTATTAAATGATGAGAAAGTAAACATAATCAATGATGTGTTCGTTAACAACAAGTACAGTGATAGTGCAAATGTTCAAGCAATGGGTACATGGCAAATTAATGTTGATACAACTAATGGCGAGATTAACTTCGACAGTAGCGATGAAGCAGGCGGATTTGCAGAACTAGTTAATAGATTATACTTTAAAACTAACGATCCTGATAAAAGAGGATTGGTAACAATTAAAACTAATATTGAGATGCTTACAACTCAATCATTAGAATCAGGGCAATCAGAAACATTTTATTCACAGCCACAGCAATTAACAATTGGCTCTGGTACAGGTATTGCTCTTACAGACTTAGGTACTGATGCAACTGCTATTGATACATTGTTTATTGACTACTCCATTGTTGGTAGTGCTTTAGACGGTTCTAACAGTGCTGTAACAAGGTACTACAATCAAACTGGTACATTATTTTACAATGGTAATCCACTTGCAGGAACAGACGCTAACGGCAATGTTTCTGGATCGGTTTCATTACAAGATGTATCAAGTTCAGCACACGACACTAACTTAACCACTGGTAACGCATATTACTCCGGGTCCATTGAATTTAGCGGCGCTATTGCAAACGGTACTGTTTCAATTTCAGCTGATAACAATGTTGTTCCACCTACTAGTAATGCAGTAATGAAATATGTTGTTCGTAAGTGGAAATCTCAATAAAGAACTAGAGTATGTTCGATAAAACAACCGATGTTGAAAAACGTCTGAAGGAATTCAGAGAGATTAGGCGCGAATCAAAAACAGAAGCAGATGTACTAGAACACTTTGCTGAAATTAAAATTCACAACAGATACTTAGACTATTGGACTCCTAAAGATTGGATGGCTCCTTTTGATATTATTGAGAATGGTTATTTTTGTACCACAGGAATTTCTATACTGCTATACAACGTTTTATTGAATTTAAAGTTCATAGATCCGAGTAAAACAGAGTGGAAAGTGATAAGTAATCATGTTACAGGAAAAGATGGAGCAATCTTTATATCCGATGGATATGCTTACAATCTGAGTCCTGGAAACAAGATATTATTTGTAGAAAACGAAGACAAGTATATCGTACTACAGGACTTAAAAAACATAGAAGTTCCTATTATTTAATCTTGACATTGGATCAAAATGTGCTATAATAGGAATAAGATACAGAACATTTTACAGGATATACAATGCAGGTACAGAAAAGAGACGGACAACTTGAAGACTTAAATATTGATAAGTTACACAAAGTTGTTATGTATGCCGTCGAAGGCATAACAGGAGTTAGTGCGTCAGAAGTAGAAATTAACTCACACATCCAGTTTTTCGATAAAATTACATCAACAGATATTCAAGAGACCCTTATTAAAAGTGCGGCAGACCTCATTAGTGAAGAGTCACCGAACTACCAATACGTGGGCGGAAGACTTATCAACTATCATTTAAGAAAGGAAGTTTACGGTACTTTTACTCCTCCTTGCTTATGTGACATTATCGATAAGAACATTGATATAGGATTTTATGATGCTGAGTTTACTGAGCTATACACTAAAGCAGAAATAAATCTATTACAAGAATACATAGACCATTCTAGAGATGAGTATTTGACTTATGCGGCTATGGAACAATTCCGTGGCAAGTATCTAGTACAGAATAGAGCAACAGGTGAAATATTTGAAACACCACAAGTAGCATATATAATGATTGCGGCTACATTGTTTAGCAAGTACCCAGCAGAAACTAGAATGAAGTATGTGAAAGCATACTATGATGCTATCAGTACTTTTAAAATATCTTTGCCTACGCCAGTAATGGCAGGTGTGCGTACACCACAACGACAGTTTAGTAGTTGTGTGCTTATTGAGATGACAGTTTAGATAGCATTAACGCAACGTCTAGTGCCGTAGTTAAGTATGTAAGTCAAAAGGCAGGTATTGGTATAGGTGCAGGTAGTATTAGGGCAATTGGTTCTAAAATTAGGAGTGGAGACGCAACTCACACAGGAGTTATCCCCTTCTATAAACTATTCCAATCAGCAGTTAAGTCATGCTCACAAGGTGGAGTAAGAGGCGGAGCGGCAACACTATACTATCCTATTTGGCATTTAGAAATTGAGGATATGCTAGTACTAAAGAACAACAAAGGTACAGAGGACAATAGAGTACGTCATATGGACTATGGTGTACAATTTAATAAGTTAATGTACGAAAGATTATTAAGTGGTGGAGACATTACATTATTCTCACCAAGTGATGTTCCAGGGTTGTATGATGCATTCTTTAATGACCAAGAAGAATTTACAAGATTGTATGAACAAGCAGAAGAACGCACAGACATTAGATACAAGACTATATCAGCAGTAGAGTTGTTCAGTAACTTTGTACAAGAAAGAAAAGACACAGGTAGAATTTACTTAATGAATGTTGACCATGCAAATACACATGGTGCATTTATAGAATCAGAAGCACCAATTAAACAAAGTAATCTTTGTTGTGAGATTAACTTACCTACTAAACCATTATCACATATCAATGATGAAGAAGGTGAGATTAGTCTATGTACGTTAAGTGCAATCAATTGGGGTGCAATTAAAAAGCCTGAGGACTTTGAAAAAGTATGCGACTTAGCAGTTAGAGGATTAGACGAATTGCTAGACTATCAGGAGTATCCAGTAATTGCCGCAGAACTTAGTACTATGAACAGACGCCCACTAGGTGTTGGTATTATTAACTTTGCATATTGGTTAGCAAAGAATGACACAACATATCAAAATCCTAACTTAGAGTTAGTTGA